GTGCACTGCTTTCGCAGATGCACCTCCTCAGCAGGTACCTTATCGCCTCCCGGCGAGGGGCCTGCCTGAGGAAGGGCTTCTGAAGTCCTCCTCACGGTGGCTTGGCAGCCACCTCACGACCTTACATCAGTAAGGTCGTGCCCACCTCGTCTTGGTGCGGACGGAACGAGGACGTCCGGAACGCTCCAAGTGCTTCACATCAACGAAGGGCTCATCACCCCTCTTGAGGAAGTACTTGAGTAGTGCACCGTGATCCTCCAAGTAACTTGGAGGAATCTCAGCCGAGACGACACGACCCTTGACAAGAGGGCCGTGAGTCCTGGGACATATCCGCTGAGTCTCATACGGGACCAGTACGGAATGTCTGCCTATCACCGGGCTATCCTGCCCAACATGTGGAAACGGTATCAGGTCCGTTATCCATTTGTCAAGCAGTGCACAGACTCTCCAATAACCAGCGAAGTACATCTGGTTACGAAGAGAGACTGTGCTGATTAGCTCGTGAGCGTCCTCTGGTCGAGAAGGGAATAGACTACGAACACGAACGATGGATACGTCGTGTCCGTCATAATATTCCCGTCCGCAAGACTCTCTGAACTTACCAGTCCAGAAAGACTTGCCTCTATTGACTCGAAGTCCAAAAACTTCGAGCTCAGAAGCGACCAGATCGGCGAAATCTGTGGGGACAACGATATCATCCCCATAGACGCGCACCCGACGATGAAAGGACTTAATGTCCTTCTTCGTCAACTGGCGGTTGAGCCCTTTCTCAATCCCACAGAAGATAATGGTCGCGAAGACCATGGCTTCAATGGGAAAGCAAAGGGCCGAACCCATAGACGCGAACTTGGCAAGACGGTAAGTCTTGCCAAGGACATCAGCCTTCCGCGAGCGGGTAGCATCAAGGGCCAATGCAACATTTGGCCAGTGAGCAACCATCTCGCGTACGAGCTGATTCGAAACGCGATCGGAAGCTTCGCTGAGATCCAGCGTTGCCAGCTCCCCATAAAGGGAGCCTTCCAGGGCCATCCTCCGGTTAGGAGTCTGGTCCTGAAATCCGATAAGCCAGTGCAAGGGGTTGTCAGGCCCCTCAAGCTGGCTCACGAGTGCTTCGAGCACACCCTGCTGTGCATACTGCATAGCAAGGGGCTCGATGGCAATCACTCGCGGCGCTTTGAGCGTTTTAGGAACCGTAATGACCCTGACAGGTCTTTCGGATCCGGGTTCGAGGAGGTCCACGTGATCCAGCTGATGGTAATAGCTGGATGACGGGAACAGGTGATCCAACATGGGAAACACCCGTTCCAGCCGCTCTGTCCACTCCCACTGAGTGTATTTGTCGTTTCCGACAATACCCTCAGCAGTTGTGCCAGGGCCGTGCTTAGGAACGATGTGGCCGTAGAAGATCTTCTCATCTACGGGTTGCAACACATCGGCCCACAGCAGCGTAGCCAATCGTTTGAACCGGACTAAGTCCCGTTCTTCCCGATTAGCATCCGCCTCGCGGACTTCCTGCTCACACCTGAGGAACTGCCGCAGGGTGTAATCCTTCCGGGCTTCGGTTGTATCTGCCGAAACCTTCGCCCACATCAGAGTAATCTGACGTATGGCCTGGATCGCATCCGGCGACGGTTCATCAAGCAACCGTCCAGAGTCAGACTCGAACACGAGTTGGAGGAAACCCGCCAATAGGGCCGGGAGACCTGGATGCTCTCTACTCCTCGCGGAGATAGAGAACATCTCACCAACGACGAATCCATGGTCGAGGCTTTTTTCGAAGCCTTTACCATAGTTCGCCAGGGTTATCGTGAGAAACGATAACCCCTCGCGTTCGACCCTAGCAGTGATCCTTTTGAGATCATTGCTGGTGCTGACGCCACACCAGGTTCCCCTATCAAGGAGAACCTCCTGCAGGAGACACATGATCCTTTTCATGCCCCTCCTCCCTTCTAGAAGGAGTCAGGCACTGATTGTCATGTATCTCCCCAACCCCACAGGTCGTCGGCTAAGGGGTATTTCCCCTTAATCGCAGCCCATAGGTCGCCAACGCTGAGAGTGACGAACTGCCAAAGAATACAACCTAAGGCAGTCCAGACACCGGCAATGCCCACCACATGAAGTCCTATCTCTTGCGAGATAGGACCATTGTGATGGACACTATCTGCCATTAACTCAGCTTTCCCCACCAAGAACCTTGGTGAGGTTGGCACCGGAAGATGCAGAAAGCCAGGCGGTGAAACCGTCGACAATCTGCTTCAGCTCGGTAACCGTGTAACCAGTCAGAGGAGCGTCGACCACCAGCGTAACGCTGGCGGAATACGGCGCATTCTGAGCAGGGAACAGCGGGTCCGCAGCCGTCTTCCGGCTATCGATCCGCACTGCTCGCCGAACGCGCTTCCCGTAGGAATGCGAAACGGAGAGCTTCAGGTTGCCATCGTCCTTGGAATAGGTCGAGGCATTCCTGTCGGTGCTAACCCGCGGAAGCGGGTTAGCAACAGTGTTGATCGTGATGGACTGAGGGTCAGAGAGAGCCACAACGTGCCTTCCAGCAGGGAACTCCTCTATCCACTGGATTGTGGATAGAGGCCTTACGATCCGTATGGTGACTCACGTGATCACCGTGGTGAAGAGATATACAATCCCTACCAGGGTGAACCACGCAATCACGAGCCAGTAATAATCCTCTGGCTCATAGTCACCGCGATGCACGGGTGATACCCAATGCACCGAGGATGGACAACTGGCGGTCTGAAAAGCCCGACCAGTCCGGATCAAGTCCGAACCCGTAAGGTGATGCCCTGAGCCGCTTCTTCACTACAGTAGTGAAGCGCTGCTGTACGGGCCCTGAGGTTTCACTACCTTTTAGGGTAGTGCCCATCAGGGTGTAAGTGTATGAAATGCGCATTTCACGCATAACATACCCATACACTAACACAAGCCCATCTCTGGAAAACGCGGAGATATTTGTCATAATATCTCCGAGGTTCGAGACCCAGTCGACGAGCCAGCTCCAGGGTGCCAACTCCCAGGCAAGTGCGGGATTAACCCGAAGGCCGTACAGACGGTTTACATTCTGTTCGGCCCTACTCATCCTATCCCAAAGACGCTGTCCTTGGTTATAGTGATAAGTATACGCGCCTGAGAACCAGGTACGAGAAATAACTTCTTTCTCGACCTCAAGGTACCCGTTCCCGGGATTATTCCAGAGACCAGTAAACAGCGCGGGCGCAGCCCCCGCTGGTCTACGTGTCTCTGTAAGAACCCGGGACCTCTCCACAGGGAACTCATACCGTCTCCTGATAAGACGGCCGGAGTCGCGCGCGAGCTGACGAATGATTTTGTCAGAATCAATCGTCGCCTTCGCGAATTTCTGGACATCTGAGATAATAGGCTTAACGCCGAACTCCCAGTTCAGATGCTCCTGGCCCACAGCAGTTCCGATTTCTCGGAATCGCTGAGAGCCTTTTGCACCTGAACGAAGAGCTTCGAACGCAGCCTTCCCAGGAACACCGGGTAAACCTTCCCGAAGTTCGCCCAGAAACTGACCGACACCGGAAGCAGGATTCGTAGGAATAGTTCGAGCTATTGCCGTGGAGCCCATAGTGATCATATCCGAAGATATATCACCGGGAATCGCGGGCCAATAGATACTCGAAGGACCTACGATATTCGAGACCGCGCAAACGGGTCCCGAATATTGATAGTATGTTCCATTAAACCACGGATAACGAGGAGTAATAGTCTGGGGATGACTACCCCAGTACTCGTTCGTTGTGGTCTGGAACGTACTACCATAATCCTGTCTGCGGATTCTACGCTTAAGGTCTGGATCAGTCCGAGGACTGTCCAGAAGCCGATTGCGTTGTCTCCACAGATTCTTCTGTGAGTATGTCTTCTGCTTCCCAGTGATGGATACCAGGACCCGACTCTCCTTCGTCGGTTCATGGTATGAGCCATACACCCCATTAACAAATGGGATGTCACGCTCTTTCCATTCACCAAGGATGTCAGAAGACACGAGAGTGGAACTCCTTACGAGGGTAGTGGTGGGGAAGTAATGACATGGATGGCAAATCCATGCCATTACGCCACTACCAGCAGGGCTCACCGTCTTTGACGTGACGGTGTGGCGCCGAAGCACCGGGGGGCTCACCGAAAGGTGG